GACGGAAACGTACACGCATTGGTCGATGTGGGATGCGTCTACTGCCGGTAACTGTTTGTGGACTGGTTCGCTTGCGTCGTCGGCTTCGGTTGATGCGGGTGACACGTTCCAGATTACGAGCTTGACTTTGACGTTGGACTGATATGGCGACAAATTTTCCTGCGTCGCTTGACTCGTTGACGAATCCGACTTCTTCGGATTCGTTGAATTCGCCTTCTCATTCGGCTCAGCACGCAAACTCGAATGATGCAATTGAGGCATTGCAGGCGAAGGTGGGAGCGGATTCGTCGGCTGTCACTAGTTCGTTGGATTATAAGGTTGCCCAGTTGGAGGCGGCGGGTAGTTGGGTGAACTATGCTGGCTCACAGACGTTCGGCGCAGGTCTGACCGTTGGCAACGGGACACTTGCGAGCGCTTATGCTCGGGTCAATGATGTCGTGTTCATGCGCGGCTATTTTGTGCTTGGAAGCACATCGGCTGTCACCGGCAACATTGACATTTCCGTACCGTTCACGCCCGTCGCCGCAATCATCCAAGAGTGGCCCGGTCATGCCCGTTTTTGGGATCAGAGTGCGAATGTGTTTTACGGAGGCACGCCCGTAAGCATTAGTAGCACTTTGTACCGGCTGACATACATGCGGACAGTTACCGTAGGGTCGTTTGAGTTAGTGCGGAACGGTGACTGTTCGGCATCAGCACCGTTCAGTTGGGCAACCGGCGATGGTTTCTTTTGGTCATTCTTCTATCAGGCGGCATGATGACAACTCAACTCACAATCACCCCATACGTCACAGCCGACGACGCACCCGACGAGCATTGGGTCACCGAAATGCGGTTTGAACGCAACCAACTGCTTGCCGCTTCCGATTGGACTCAGACCGCTGACGACCCAACCGGCAAAGCCGCAGAATGGGCCACCTACCGACAGCAGTTGCGGGACTTCCCATCAACGTGGACTCCCGGCCCTACCGCAAATTTCCCTGATCCGCCCTCAGGAGGTAGCTGATGGCTACGAATTTTCCTGCATTGCTCGACACGCTCACTAATCCGTCAGCCACCGACACGTTGGATTCGCCGCCGCATGATGAGCAACATGCTGACGCTAACGACGCTATTGAAGCGTTACAGGCAAAGGTTGGTGTTGATTCGTCTGCGGTGACTTCAAGCTTGGATTATCGGGTTGGTAGTTTGGAGACGTTTCCGATTCAGTTGAATGGTCAAACTGTTTCGGCGGATTATACGATTCCGTCGGGTTATAACGGTGTTTCTGCTGGGCCTGTTACTATTGCGGATGGGGTTACTGTGACGGTTGCTGATGGAAGTGCGTGGGCGGTTGTATGAGTACGTTGAGTGTTGGTGATCTTCAGGGGTTGGCGGTCAACTCGAATGTGGTGACGGTGCCGACGGGTCACACGTTGAACGTGACTGATGCGGCAGGGCTACAGATCGGTGGTTCTGCTGTTGTTAGTGCTGGTTTGGTGCTTATCAGTAGCACGACGATTGGCACGGCGGTGTCGTCGGTGACGGTGACCGATGCGTTTTCATCGACGTTCGACAATTACCGCATTGTGATAGGCAACTGTGATACGTCAATTGGTGCTACTGATATCGAAATGACCTTTGGCAGCACGACCACTAGTTACTACTACGCCAACATCATCGTGACATTGGCGTCAGGCCCGACTCGTGTGGCTGGCAATAACGTCTCTGAGTTTGTTGTTGGTAAAGGCGACTCAGCCAGCCAAACATTTATTTCGTTGGATGTGTTCGGGCCGAATATTGCTCAGCGGACAGGTATCAGCGGCATTGGACACGGTGTCGCCCAAACCTATTTCGTGTCTGGCAACTTGTCAACTGTTACGCAATACACCGCGTTCACTGTCGCGCCCGCATCAGGAACATTGACGGGTGGCACGATCAAGGTTTATGGGTACAACAATGGCTGAGCAATGGACACGCGACGAACTTGTCGTCCTCTACCCTGACGGCACCATTGACGTTTATGGATACGCAAAGGCTTGATGATGACTAGAACAGAGTACGAAACACAACATCCGCTCGGATCAGTCAATGTCCAGCATGACGGCGAAACTCGTCCGATGACTGAAGCCGAGTGGACTGCGTGGATCGACCGGACGATGGAAGCACAGGCCGCTGAGCAGGCCCGTGAAGATGCGGAGGCGGCGAAGGTTGCCGCGAAACAATCCGCCGTGTCGAAACTTGAGGCGCTCGGCTTGTCGGTGGATGAGATTCGGGAAGCGTTCGGGTTGGAGGTGCCGTCGTGAGTACGTTGAGGGTTGGAGCGTCTGCTACTGCTGGCGGTGTTGATTCGTACCGGTATGTTCAGACGGTGTATTTCACTTCGTCGGGGACGTTCGCAAAGGCTTCGTATCCGTGGCTTCGAGCAGTCCGTGTGAAGGTTCAGGGTGGCGGCGGTGGTGGCGGCGGTTCTGATGAGTGTCCGTCGGATGGTGATGCGGCGGCTGCTGGTGGCGGCGCTGGCGGTGTTTATGCCGAGTCGTTCATTGCCGACATTGCCAGTCTTGCTTCGTCGGTGACTGTGACTGTCGGTTCGGGTGGTGCTGGTGGTGCGGCTGGCGCACCAACAGGAGGAACCGGATCGGCTGGCGGTTCGTCGTCATTCGGGTCAGGTGCCGGTTACGAAGTGTCCGCCGGTGGCGGCGGTGGCGGAGGGAATGGTCCTGATGTTGGCGGTGTGTACGGCGGTGCTGGCGCTAGCAGTTCATCAACTGCGACTGGTGACCTTGAGATTGAAGGAAGTAACGGCGTTCACGGTTTGAGCAACGGGGCAGTTACCGGTTCAATCTACATTCAAGCGTTAGGCGGTTACGGTGGTGGCTCTGTGCTGGGCCACGGTGGCAGAGGGGCGATTGTTCGTACCGCTTCCGGAGCGGCGAGCGGTGGAGGTATCGGCGGTGAGGGTTATGGCGGTGGCGGTGGCGGTGCCGGAACCGTCCGCAAAAACACGACGACTGGCACCGGTGCGGCAGGCGGTGACGGCGCTGACGGAATCGTGATTGTGGAGTTGTACGCATGAGATACGCACTAATCAACGCCGAGGGTTTGGTTGTGAACGCAATCGTGTGGGACGGCCAAACCGAATACACGCCCGCCGATGGGCTGACCGTTGTCGCTGTGCCTGATGGTGTTGGTGCCGGTCCCGGCTGGACCTATGACGGCACCAACTGGGTCGCACCGCCTGTCGAGGATGAGGAAGGTGAAGGCTGATGGCTTCCGTGTTGAGGTTTGATGATTGGGAAACGACGTTGGGGACTGGGGTGGTGTCTACTGACGGTTCGGGGAATGTGGCTGTTGGTGGTTCGTCGCCGTCGTACAAGTTGGATGTGACCGGCGACATCAACGCCAGCGGACAGTTCCGGATCGGCGGGACTGCTGTTGGTGAGGCGGTCGCGTTCACGCCCACATGGACGGTAGGTCTGACCGTCGGCAATGCCACCGAAAACTGGTATTACTACGAAATCAACGATCTTGTTGTCATTACCGGCGCAACTGTGTTCGGATCAACAACGGCGCTGTCCACGAACCCTGCGATGACGTTGCCGGTAACTGCCGCATCAGACGCTCTGAACACTTCGATCGGCAAAGGCTCATCCCATGACGCTGGCACAGCGCAATATCCAAACTTTTGGATTCTTCAATCGACGACAAGTGTTACTTGTTATCACATGAACGCAGCCTCCACGTTCGTAACAACGGGAAGTGTCAATGCCACCATTCCTTTTACTTGGACAACGAACGACAAAATCGGCGGCAACATCATTTACCGGAGAGCATGATGACGTTTGACTATCTGTATCCCGACGCAACCGACGAACAAAAACTAGATCAAGTTCGCAACTGGCGAAACGCCCAACTCGCCGCCACCGACTGGACGCAAGTCGCTGACGCACCTGTAGACGCTTCAGCGTGGGCTGTTTATCGTCAGGCGCTCCGTGACCTGCCAGCGACAATCAATATCGCTGACCCTGTTCTGCCTGATCCGCCAGGAGGTGAATGATGGCCTCTAATTTTCCTTCATCATTAGACAGCTTTACGAATCCGTCGTCTTCGGATGCGATGGATTCTGTGTCGGTGCCTCATGCTACGCAGCATTCGGATTTGAATGATGCTGTTGAGGCTTTGCAGGCGAAGGTGGGGGCGGATTCGTCGGCTGTCACGACCAGCCATGATTACAAGATTGCGGATCATGCGTCACGGTTGACAACGTTGGAGGCGTTGGGTACGGCGGTTGCGTTCACGCCGTCGTGGAACGCCAACCTAACTGTCGGCAACGCCACCCAAGAGTGGTATTACGTCCGCGTCAACAAGTTGCTTTACGTTTCCGGATATATCCAACTGGGCTCGACCAGTTCGATCACCGGCTTCATCCAGTTCTCTAACCCGACCGGCGTCGCGTTCGCCACGCCAAACGGGATACCCATCGGCGTCACCGAGTTAGACGGAAAACTCGGCAACTTTATCGCTGAAGGATCAGGGAACGGGAACTTCCGTCTAAACGTCGGCCAAATAAGCGGAAGTTATTTGCAATCCGTTGTTACATCCTCAACAGTCCCAACTACTTGGACAACTGGCGACCGTATCCGCGCCGCTGGAACGGTGGCTTTATCATGATCACGGCAACTTGTCACAACAACGACTGTCCAAAACGCAATCAAGATTTCCTGTTTGTTGGGGAACCGGAAGTTGTGATGTGCGGCGAATGTCGGCAACCGACTGCGCTGACCAATCTGCAACCTGATCCGCCAGTCCCTGACGAGGACTGACGATGGCACGGCTGTACGAGTCGTCTACCGACTACGAAGAAAACGTAACCTACGCAGGCGACACCCTTGCCTCCGACCGGTACGACTCCGAAGCCGACTACGACCGTATCACCGTCACCTACGAAGGCGCAGTCAGCGCAGGCGCATTTAACGGATACGCTAGCACAACTGCCACGTATCGCAGCACGCTTGGTTACAACGGCGGTGCGCTATTCCAACGAACCGCAACATCTTCCGGTGTTGGGGGATCGGCAACAACAATTCTTGTCACCCGTGTCCGCACGTCTACCGGATCAGGAACCGGCACATCGTCTGCGCTGTGGCTCAACACCATCCCACGTTCTGCTACCGGCACAGGTAACGGTGCGTCCGGCGGTGGAGCAACCGGATTCACTACCGTGTTCCGCACAAGCACTGCAACAGGTGCAGGCGCATCGTCTAGCGTATACCTGCACACTAACAACCGTGCCGCTTCTGGTACGGGTGCAGGCACACACAGCATCGTGTCCGCCAAAACGATCCAGATGCAGCTCATTGACTATGGGCGTGGCCGTTCTGTCACTGTCAAACTTACGAGCCGGACACGCACTAGCAGCGGGGTAGGCGAATCGTCTACAATTGCTGTCAGGAGATTACGTAAAATGGCACGATACACTGTTAACAATGTGATTGAACGGGTGCGCCGTCAGTTGAACTCGTCGTTGCGTCACGAATTCAACGTGCTGTCTGTGTCAGCCAGCCAGTCCGACACGACGTTTACGTTGCAATACGATTTAACTCCTGCTGTTCGTGCCGGAGCAATCCTCAGCATTGGTTACGAACTGTTACGTGTCACCGATGTAAACGCCAGCCTGAAACAAATCACCGTAATTCGTGGCTGGCATGACTCGCCAACCGAATCACACGAAGCCGGTGACGAACTATTAGTCAACCCGCGTTTCAGCCGGTTCGACATTTTTGATGCGCTTATCGACGAGCTAGCATCGTGGGAAACTGAACTGTACCGTGTCGTTTCCTACCAGTGGACGGTCACTGAGGATCAAGACACCATCGAAATTCCTGCTGACTATGAAGATGCTGTCGGTTTAGTGCAGGTATACCGGCAGTGGGACACGTCAGATTCGACTGCATGGCCGTCAATCAAGTTCCGTTTACAGCGTGGCGTGGTTGGCGGATGGGATGCAGTCACCGCGTCCGGTCTGCTGATTCGTTTAATCACAAAAAACAATCATGTTCCGGCAGGCAAAATCCATGCGCTGATCGCATTACCGTTTGACATTGCCGAACCGTTATCTGAGTCGTCAAACCTTGTCAGCATCCTCGGACTGTCACCGTCACAGGTCGATCTGTTGGTGCAGGGAATTAAACTGCGGTTGCTGTCGGACGACGAAAATATTCGCGGTTCACGGCTTGGTGCCGACTCGTCCCGCATGGACGCAATCAATCCTGTCAACGCTACCACCGAGATGGTGCAGACTGCACGAGCTAATTACATTCGCAGGTATCAGGAAGAAGTTACGAAACTGCGTGCACGCTACCCGATGAAAGCGTGGTAATCCGTGGCCGAAATCACTCATCGGCTGTATCCGGCCACACCGTTTCTTGAAGGCCAGTTAGGGTTAACGCCGTCCGCGTCCGGACCATTCGACACATACGTCCGCAACCCACCTAAAACCGTTTTCTTGAACGGCCAGATTTACAGTGTTGAGTTAGAAAACTATCGGCACTCTGGTTTGCCAACGTTACGTGAAGGCGTAGTGCTGTCAGAAACACCATCAGACACGTTGTTCAACCCGAACGGTGGATGGTGGCGTTACCGATACGACTGGTCACACGGCGCAGGCCAGCTACGTTTGGATCTTGGCGACACCGACGACAAACGTTTTTACACGTCATCAAACATTGACCCGTGGGACGAAGACACCCTACGGTTACAGCCCAGCGTCACAGAAATCCTTGACACGTCGGCCACTTTAACGCAGCCCGTTATCCTCAACCAGTTCGGCAATTTGGTGTATGCCTGCAACGGTGACCGTATCTGGGAATTTGACAACGACCTTGCACCCACAGCACTTGTCACATCAGGTATCGCCAACGTTAAAGCATGGGACTTTGACGGCACCTACATTTGGGCCATCTCAGATACAACTCTGTACAAAATCACGTTAGCCGGAGCTGTCACTACCGAGGCTACGGCCACCGGCACGTTTAACAGTGTCACATTCACGGGCGCAAACTTGCTCGTTTCAGAAGACAACGTGCTGAAAGAATACATTCCAGCGACCAGCAGTTTCACTGACATCTACACGCATTACAACACCGAGTTCGTGTGGACCACCGTGTTCAACATCGGCTCAAAAATTTATGTTGGCGGGTACGCATACAACACCAGCAGCCTGTTCAACATGACAACCACAACCGGCGGCGCGCTTGCTATCTCTAACCAAGCCGCATCATTTCCGAAAGACGAAAAACTGTACGGTGGTGCAGGATACGGCGGCTCAGGCATCCTCTACAGCAACCACGGCATCCGATTTGCGACAGTCACAGGCGACGGATCACTCACCTACGGACCGCTCATCGCTACCAACGGGCCGGTCCTTGCTATCGAACCGCAAGGCGAATACGTCTGGTTCAACTGGCAACGCGACGACGACCTCATCGAACTCGCACGACTGTCACTCACCACGTTCACTGACACGCTGCTGCCCGCATACGCAGGCGACATCAAAACCAACATCGCCGGAGTCAACTGTCGAAGCATCGTACGATTCGCAGCACAAGGCACCACCCCGTCCGGTGTCGGCGCAGCAACACCTTATGAAGATTACCAAACCTTGTTTACCGACATTCAAGGCCGAGTGTACGCATCAGAT